AGGCGTATCAGTAATGGTAGTTGACGAGTCACAGTACGCGGCAGCAACCCAAGGTACCCTACCGTTAGTTGTAGTAGCAACAGCGGCAAACAAAACAGATGCATCAGGCAGCGCAATCGCAGCCGGCACAATTCCAGCTAACGCTGGCGTTGCATATCTTGTTTCTTCACAGCGTGAACTAGTAGAGACTTTTGGTGAACCAAAGTTTTATGAAGTAGGTGGTTCAGTTGTGCAAGGATCAGAAACAAGTGAATATGGTCTACTAGCTGCATATCAGTATCTAGGTGTTTCAAACAACGCTTATGTTATTCGTGCAGACATTGATCTATCACAACTAGAAGCAACATCAAATAAACCAGCAGGTATTATCGCAGGCGGAACATATTGGCATGATACAGATTCATCTGTATATGGCCTATTCAAACGTGTTTCAGGAGCATGGGTACCAGCAAACCCAGTAATTCTAAATGATGCACCAGGCACAGGCAACGTTGAAGCAATCAACGGATCAGGCTATGCATCACCATCGAATACATTTGGATCAACCGGTGATTTTGCAGTGGTAGCATCAACAGCACGTATCACATATCATGTAAAAGTAGGAATCAACTGGGTTCTATTAGGTGACACAGGTTCACCTAACTTCTCATTCACTAAGTTTGAGCCAGCAAGCGCAGTTGATGGTGACACATATATCAGACTAACACAACAGGGCGGAGGTCTAGACTTAGCACTTTCTGTATTTAATTCAGCATCTGGTCTATTCCAAGCAGTGGAAGCACCAGTATATGGTTCAAGTGATTTAGCATCAGCATCTTTAATTACTGAAGGTGATGTATATACTTCGTATAATCAAGCAGGATTGGGTATTATTTCTGTATTAAGACACACTGGTTCAACACAAACTGTACTGACAAGTAACTCAATCCCTGATACTGCATCAATTACTAGCCAATTGGCAGTAGAAGGCGTAGGATTTTCATTTGCGGGCGTAAGTATTGATCAAGTAGTACAAACAATGCAAGCAGACGCATCACTAAACAATGCAAATGTACGTGTTGAAAAAATTGGTACAGATCGTATTCGTTTTACAAAAACAGATGGTCTCGAACTAGAAGTAGAATTTATGTTAGGTCAAACTGATCTAGGATTTACAGATGCAAGCAATACTGCTTCTATATGGGAAAGCCTAGTATATGAAGCATCAGCATCAACACCAGCAGGTGATATTGCTGAAGGTACATTATGGTTTGATGCAGACTTGAAAATTGAAATTCTACGCAATCAATTCAATGGTTCAGAAATGGCATGGTCAACATATGGTTGGTCAGAAGACACTAACAGTTTAGGACAAGCAGACTTACAACTACGTTCGGGTAAACCAGCAAAACGTAAAGATGGAACATCAACATTAGTAGTAGGTGATATCTGGGTAGATTCAGATGCAATGCCATACCCAACAGTATATCGTTGGAGTGGGTCAGATTGGGTTAAGCTAGACAATGCAGACCAATCATCAACTAACGGTGTAGTATTCGGTCATTATGCATACGAAGCACCATTTGATGAAAATGGAGCGGCTAACTCTCGTACTGAACATGCACAAGCACCAAATGCAGAACTACACCCAGAAAATATTCTAATGGTAAACATGGACTACTCAACATACAACGTTAAGCGTTGGACAGATGGTGAGTGGGTATGGGCTTCAGGTCTAAACTTAGATGGCTCAGGTCGTTTCGGTTCAGAAGCAACACGTGGTGTAGTTGTAGAAGCAATGCAAGCGGCACTAGCAGGCAACGAAGGTATTCGTGCAGAATCAACATACTTCAACTTAATCGCAGCACCTGGTTACCCAGAACTAATGGACGAAATGATTACTCTTAACAAAGATAAGAAAGAAATCGCATTCGTTATTGGTGATGCTCCGCTAACACTAAAATCAGATGCAACATCACTTAAAGCATGGGCAGATTCAAATCTTCCAGCAGATGCATATGCAGGTGTTTATTACCCACATGGTCTATCAACTGATCTATCAGGTAATGATGTAGTAATCCCAGCATCAGCAGTTGCACTACGTACACTAGCATTCTCAGACCAAGTATCATTCCCATGGTTCGCACCAGCAGGCTTGACACGTGGCGTAGTATCGAATGCTTCACAAGTTGGTTATGTAACAGGTGAAAATGAATTCTCACGTGTTCGTCTAACAGAAGGTCAACGTGATGTTCTTTATACAAATCGTATGAACCCAATTGCAGATATGCCAGGCACAGGTCTAGTAGTATATGGTCAGAAAACACTTCAATCATATGCATCAGCAATGGATCGTATCAACGTTGCACGTCTAGTAAACTACATGCGTTTCAATCTTGATCAACTATCACGTGGTTTCTTATTCGAACAGAATGACAAAATCACACGTGATAACATGCGTGATGCAGTAGAACGTTTCTGTGGTGAACTAGTTACTAATCGTGGTCTGTATGACTTCTTAGTAGTTTGTGATGATACAAACAACACTCCGGCACGTATCGATAGAAACGAGCTATGGGTAGATGTTGCAATTCAGCCAGCAAAAGCAGTTGAGTTTATCTACATTCCACTACGTATTCGTAACACAGGTGAAGCACTATAATATAGTAATTCATAACTAATTTTTAAAACCCGGCAGAAATGTCGGGTTTTTTATTAACTACAACTTTAATATAGTACTTAACAGATAAATACTTGTATAACATTATAGTTTGCAAACTATTATTAGGAGACATAACAATGGCAAGAACATTACAAAATTTTGGTGTACCTACAGACTCTGGTGACAACGTTACTGGTGGCGGTATTCTACAGCCGAAACTAAACTATCGTTTTCGTGTTCAAGTATCAGGCTTTGGCGGATTAACGCAAGCGACAAGCGAATTCACACGTCAAGTAATGAACGTATCACGTCCAAAAGTATCACACGAGTCAATCCCAGTAGATTCATACAACTCACGTATGTACATGATGGGTAAGCACACATGGGAACCAGTAACAATCACTCTAAGAGATGATGTTGCTAACAATCTAACAAAACTAGTTGGTCGTCAACTACAATCACAGTTAGATCACAAAAATCAAACAGGTCCTTCAGCAGGTACTAACTACAAATTCTCAACACTAATTGAGACACTAGATGGTAACTCAGGTAACCCAATCGAACAGTGGCAACTAGAAGGTTGTTTCTTAACAAACACTGACTACTCACAATCAGATTACGCTGTTTCAGATCCAGTGACAATTGCATTAACATTACAGTATGACAATGCAGTATTCACAGATGACAACATTATGCCAGGTCAAACATTCGTTAATAACTCAGACATTCTAGGTTAATAATAGGATAAAAAATGGCGGAACGTAAACTTCATGAGGGACGTACACCAGGTACAATCCTAGCAGATAGTAGCGGAGCAAGAAAGAAATTTGGCTTTGATTCACCACATGGATCAGCCATTTCTTCTGCGCCAAAACTATCAGATATGTGGTACACCGAATGGAAAGGTGCACATGGACAAATCATGGATGATGTATCAGGTCTGTGTAGAGCAGTTTCGCCAATAAGTGTACAAACTACTACTCAACCAGTTGACAAATATGGAAAAAGAGTATATGTTCCGACACGTGTTGACTTTCCAGAAGTAACATTTACAATGTATGATACTATCAACGGCAACACAATGATGTTAGCTGAAGGTATATATCGTAGATTTTTTAAAAATAGTGATATGAATGTTGACAGTGGTGCATTAGAAACATCGTTGAATGAGGGTGGTAACACTGGTAGAAAATTAGTATCTGACAATGATACTTTTAGAAATTTTGAGAGAATTACTTTATTTCATTGGTTTGGTGACTTAGAAACTACTGGTACTATACAACGTATTATTTTAATCAATCCTATTGTTACAAATATAACATTTTCAGGTAGTGAATATGGTACATCAGAGTTGAGAACAATAGACTTCACTGTACAACCAGAGAATATCGTATTTGGTACTCCATACAATGTTGATCCTGCACTTCCAGAATGGATGGATTATGGGCTTGAATATATTTTACAATCTGCAACTGTAGATTCAGCACAATATATATCATCAAGATTAAGAGCAAATCTTAATGGAAATAATCAGTTAAGAGCATTTGGTGATCCTGCAGTTGATAACAGGCAATTTCAATCAGAAGACTTAATGCCGGGGTATGAACAACTACAAGCATTTCCAGAACAGTTAACAGATGAACAGTATGATATCCGTGAAACTAAAGCAGTACAACAAAAAATCGCTGAACTTTCTAAGTTACATGCTGAATTAAAAGCAGCAGAAGAAGCACAAGATGAAGACGCACGAAAAGATGTATTAGAAAGATTAGTACAAGCACGTAACGAAACTGGTTATATAGAAGCTAGACGTGCAGCTAGAACTAATACAAGTGGTTCAGAATTTGTTGGACGTGCAAATAATGGTGCTAGAACTAATAATAGTAGTAGTGATTTTTCAGCAGAAACTTTATATCCTAATTTAGGTAACTTACAAACAACTGGCGGAAGACCAGTCGGCACTGAACAATTTAATAGTTCTACAATGGGAAATTTACTATCACAAGAATTGACAAGTTCATTCTTTAATGGTAGAAAGTTTGATATTGGAAATGTTACTAACGGAATTGCTCAAGGTATTATGGGTAACTCAGGAATAGGATCACTACAAAATCTTGGAAGAACATCACAAAGCAGATTTGGTATTGGCGGTGACATAGTTAGAGATAGTTTAATAAGTAGTTCCAGAAATAATAGACGTAGAACTTCAAATAATTCTTCAAATGCGCCTAATCCTGTTTCTTCAATAAGAAACACAGCACAAAGAGGCATCAGTGCGCTAAGAAACTTTACTAGGGGGATACGATTTTGAATATTGATATCATTGTAGCTCAACTTGTAAGAAAAGGCTTTACGGAAACACGTGCAAAAGAATATGCAAATGAAGTTGTAAAAATTTCAAAAGCGTATAATGTTAGTCCGATGTATCTAACAGATCAACTATCAAGTGATTTTAAATTAAATGACTTAGGTTCATTCCTAGTTAATAGCGCATTGCGATTTGGGTACAAGACGGGAACAATGAAGAACCGTAATCCTAATAAATATATCGCAAGAGCTATTATAAAATGAGCAAATATCATCAAGGTAAATATAAAGTAACTAACCAAGATAAGTATGCAGGTGCAGGCTCACCGACATTTAGAAGTAGTTGGGAACTTACATTCATGCAATTCTGTGACAACAACCCAAACGTTCTTGCTTGGGCGAGTGAACCAGTTAGAATTACATATCAGCATCCTTTGACGGGAAAGCTAACGAGTTATGTTCCAGACTTCATTATGACATACATAGACTCGAATGGTAAGAAACACGCAGAACTAATTGAGATTAAACCTGCGGCGCAAAGTAGACCAGATTTAGCTAGAAAACGTGGAGAACAGCAACAAGTAGTTGTGAACTATGCGAAATGGGAAGCTGCAAACAAATGGGCATTGAAGAGAGGTATGCGTTTTAGAGTTGTAAATGAGGGAGACATTTATCAGAATACTAAAAAGCCAAAACCTGTTAAGCCAAGGAAAAAGAAATGACAAAGAAACTAGAAGAAACATTCAACATTGATCCAATTGAAGAAGAAGTAAAAGAAACTCCTACAATTGAAGAAAGTAGAGACTTGACTGAAATATTATCAAGTGAACTTGCTAACACTGATAAGATTGACGCTTCACTTCCGATGGTTCAAGGATTGAATGAACATGATAAAGACATGGATGATATTCACCAGAAAGCTATCAACACATTTGAAGAATTGATTAGTCTGGGTATGAATGTAGAAGTACATGCTGGTGCAAAGTTAATGGAAACAGCAAATCAAATGTTAAAGACTGCAATGGAAGCTAAAGATAGCAAAGTAGATAGAAAGCTAAAGATGCTAAATCTACAATTGAATAAAGCTAAATTAGACCTAGCAGTTGAAAAAGAAGCAAAGAATAAAGCAAAAACTGAAGATGATTTTGAAACTGAAGGTCATTTAGTTATGGATAGAAATGAACTTATGAAACGTCTCGCCACTGCACAGAAAAAAATTGACGAAACAGATAAATAAGAATAGATATTATTATTGGAGAAACCAATGAAAAGTTTTAAAGAATTTTTAACAGAGTCAACTAACGAACATAAAATGACTCTACGCTTTGCGGCAGAAATAGAAGAAAATGACGTAAATCGTATTGAGCGTTTCTTGGGAAAGTATGACCTGAGAACGATTTCACGTGTTTCAACAACGCCAATCACAAAGAGTCCATTATTCTTTGATGACGTAGAAAACACAAAAGTTTCTAAAGTAGATATTACAACTGGTTATCCAATGTCAGCAGACATTCTACGCCAGCAACTATCTGACTTACTAGAAATGAACATTACACATATCGCAGTACACCCAGAAGGTTGGGAACCAACTGTAGAAGTTGAAGAAAACGGCGACAAGGAAGCACTACTTGATTCAGATTATGATGACAAATCAGACAATGGTGAACATTATGGTCGTACTTTCGTTGACAACTTCTTAAAGTCACTATCAAAGCGTGATGATCATGATAAAGTAGAAGTAGAAAATGCATTATCAGTGAAAGCTAAACGTGATAAAGCAGGTGACGTTATGACTACTGAAGATACTGCAAGCGATTCAGTTATTTCAGGAGACGAAGAATGAAAAAGCATTTCAATCTAACAACAACAGAAGACAACGGTAAAGCGATTACTACAACTAACACAAGTACAGAGTATCCAGAAGAACTAGTTCGTATGCTTGCTCTTGCTGGTCAAGGTATGCCACAAGTAGCTCCTGCTCCAGTAGCAGATGATTGCGGATGTGGCTGTGGCGAAACGCCATGTGGTTGTGATGAAGCAGTTGAAGAAGAAATGGAAACTGAGTACAAAGCAACTCCAGCAAATGATGAACTTTCTTTAGATGATTATTCAAAGAAGACAGCGAATTCTATTTCACGTCAAAAGAAAAGATTGAAGCCAAGTGCAGGTGATAACCCACTTGAGTATTCAATGAATGAAGATGACATCTATGAAGCACTAATGGCAGACTTTGATCTAAATGAAGATGATTCATTCAGAGATAGAGATAACTTTGTTACTGCATACATTGGCGCGGCAGAAGAACTAGCTGATGATGAAGAATTCGAAGATGGTCACATTGACTGGAGTTCTGAAGGAATGGCAAATATGGAAAGAGATGCTGAATTGTTTTTTTCTAAAGCAGAAAAGCTAATGCAAAAAACAGGCGGTGATCCAAGACAGCACGGTACTGATTTTTGGCTAACTCGTAACGGACACGGCGCAGGTTTCTGGGATAGAGGCTATGGTGATCTAGGTGACAAACTAACAGCATTCGCAAACAAATTCGGCGAAGTACACGTGTACAAAGGCGATGACGGCAAAGCATACGTTGATTAATTAAACGCTCTGCCGACTGAGCGGCCCTTAAAGAGCGTCCCAATGGGGCGCTTTTTTATTTGCATAAATACAATTAACTTAGAACTTAATGAGGTATACATGATTTGGACAGAATGGGATAAACTTACAGAAGTAATTGTAGGTTCCACATATGATGCGAATTCGTTTAATGAGTACGATGATACTGAATTTGTAGATGGGTTATCTAAAATATTAGAGGAAACCGAAGAAGACTTCAAATCTCTATCTAGGATATTTGAATCTGCTGGAGTAAAAGTACATAGACCTAAACAGCTACAACTGTCATCTGAAAAAACTCGACAATGGGAATCTAAATTTCCATATCCTGCTATATGTCCCAGAGATCATCATATAGTTTATGGTGATAAGATACTAAAAACATATGGCGGCGATTGTAATAGATATACAGAGGGTGATTACTTTGTTGATATTATGTTAGAGAAGTTTCAACAAGGACGTAACTTCATCAGTATGCCATCTCCAATACTACAATCTGAATATCAGCATTATGAAACAATGGAACCTCAGATAATGTATCATGCTGCAAATGTACTGAAGTGTGGCGATACTATATTACATAGTAAACCATACCCAGACCCTGATGGTAGAAGTTTTGATGCAAGAGGGACACAAGCAGGCTTACAATGGGTAAAGAAAAATATGCCTGATGATACTAAGTTTATTGAAGTTGATGAATCAGGTCACTTAGATGGTACACTTGCGCTAATCAAACCTGGGTTATTGATGACATGGCATAAGAAGAATATTCCAGAAGAATTAAAAGATTGGGATTATATTATATTAGAGCCTTGGGATTTGCCTGAATGGTTTCATGAAATGAGAATACAGCATTTCTATAAAGAAAAAGTGTCAGATTGGTTAGGACATTGGATTGGATATGTTGATGAAACTGTATTTGATTTAAATGTAATAAGTATTGATGAGAATACAATAATTAGTAATGGTTATGATAAAAAGATTGCAGATAAACTAAAAGAACACAACGTTGAAATGATACCGTTTGATTTTAGACACAAATATTTCTGGGATAGCGGATTACATTGCGTGACATTAGATTTAAGTAGAGAAGGAAGTAGAGATAGATATGTATAATATAGTATTAAATACCCCAGAGGTAATAGTCATAGATGACTTTTTACCAGAAGAGATACAAGACCGTATACTGAATCAAGTACAGGTAGATAAATGGCAGTCAACATTAGTAGATGATAAGTTCTGGCATATGACTGACGGTGTTAACTATAAAGGACCTAAACGTTGGTACTCAGATGCGCCGTTTAATGATAATTATGATCTATGGTTTGATAATTTAAGTAAATTTCTTGATACTGCGAAGAATATAAATCATGTAGTGCCAGGAATTGAAGATGGTATCTTTGATATTGCATTACGTTGTCATGCTTATCCAGTTGGAAGTAAAAATCCTTGGCACTTTGATTTAGGATTTAGTACATATACATATTATCTACATAAAAATTGGCAAGCAAATTGGGACTCCACGCTGTTGGTCTTACCAGAAGGTAGCGTAGACTTTGAACAAGTATTGCCGTTAAAAGAGGGTACTGTACATTATGATAGTTACGCAGACTTAGAAAGCCCAATGGAAATGTTTGAACAATCTGATAAATTTAAATCAATAATTGATAAAGGCTTCGGTACATTTGTTAGTCCTAAGCCAAATCGTTTAGTATTGATTAAAGCAGGCGTAGTACATGGTATAAATCGAGTAGATAGTGATGCGGGAGATAACATCAGAGTTTCCCTAACTGGTGCAATAGCAGAAAAAAGTTATGCGACACGATTGCCTAGATTTGCAAATATGGAGAGACCGAGAAAATAACTCATGGCAGATTTAACAAAAAAAGCATATGCAAAGACTGAATATTCAGATGCACAGTTACTAGAATTTAGTAACTGCTTTGATCCTTATTACTTTCTTAACAATTATTTTACAATCCAACATCCTACTAAAGGTAGTATGATATATAAAGCATATTCATATCAGGATGAGTTAGTAAACTCATATCACAATTATCGCTATAGTATTTCAATGCTCGGACGCCAGATGGGTAAGTCTACCACAGCAGCTGGCTACTTGTTATGGTATGGTATGTTTGTGCCTGACCAAACTATCCTTATTGCAGCACACAAATATTCAGGTGCGCAAGAGATTATGCACAGAATTAGATATGCATATGAATTATGCCCAGATCATATTAGATGTGGGGTTGTATCATACAATAAAGGGTCAATTGAGTTCGATAATGGTTCACGTATCATTGCACAAGCTACTACAGAGAACACTGGACGTGGTTTGTCTATCTCATTGCTTTACGCAGATGAGTTTGCATTCGTTAGGCCTACTATCGCTAAAGAGTTCTGGACATCTATCTCTCCTACACTAGCTACTGGTGGTAAAGCTATCATCACATCTACTCCTAACTTAGATGATGACCAATTTGCTCTTATTTGGCAAGGTGGACTGAAGACATTAGATGAGTACGGTAACAAAACAGAAGTAGGAGTCAATGGCTTTAGAGCATACAAAGCTATTTGGAATCAACATCCTGATAGAGATGACAAATGGGCATCAGAAGAAAAGGGACGTGTGGGAACTGAACGTTTTTTACGTGAACATGAATGTGAATTTGTTGCATTCGATGAAACTCTAATAGATAGTGTTAAGTTATCATACTTTAAAGGTATGGAACCTTTAAAAAAGACTGGACAAGTACGCTGGTATGAACCTATTAAGAAAGATGCAACATATGTAGTAGGACTAGACCCATCTATGGGAACAGGCGGAGATAATGCCGCTATCCAAGTTTGGAGCTTACCTGAGATGAGACAGGTTGCTGAATGGATGCATAATAAAACTGATATGCGTGGACAAGTACGTATTCTACATGAAATACTGACTGAAATCAAAGATGAAATGCGTGATCTTGGTAATAAAGCACCTGATATCTATTGGTCAGTTGAAAATAACTCGCTGGGTGAAGCAACGCTTATTCTCATTGAAGAAATGGACGAAGATAAGTTTCCGGGCGAGTTTTTGCATGAACCAAAGAAGCGAGGATCGTCTAGAGCAATACGTAAAGGCTTTACTACTACACATAAGAGTAAAATAACTGGATGTATGAAGATGAAGTCTTGGATTGAGTCTGATAAGATGACACCTCTGAGTAAAAATCTTATAAGAGAGTTTAAAACATTTGTAGCAAGAGGACGAAGCTACGAAGCAAAGTTAGGTGAGACAGATGACTTAGTGTCAGCAACATTATTATGCGTGAGACAGATACAAGTTATATCAAGGTTCGATGATCAATATGAATCATTATTGGGAGAAAGTTTAGACAGCGATGCAGACTATGATGAACCACTTCCTATGGTATTTTGATAAATACTAAAAAGGAAACATTATTATGGCTATTAATTATAACAGCATTGCTGAAAAAACTATGAAGATCATACAAGGTTATGGCTTTCAAGTAAAGATGTTTGATTCGTCAAATGGTAAGAGTGTAGCAGACCCAAGTGAGGCTCGTTACTTCTATGTAGAAGATCCAAATCTAATGGTTCATTTACAAGATGACTCTGAAGAAATAAAACTACATTTAGGCGAAACAACTGATATCGATGATGAACGTATTAGTAGACTTATTAAAACAATGAGAACTATTGCACGAACAAACATGATCGATTTTGATATTAGAACGTTCGGCAAGCATATCGAACCAAAAAATTATGCATATGAAATAGAAAAAAACAAGGAGCAGACTATGAGTGACGTATTTAACGAGGGATTAACCCCACTAAGCGGTTCATCACGCACAAGTCGCCAAACACTAGAAAACGTAAAGCTAATCGTAAAGCATCGTAATCCAGTAAATGAAGAGCAAAGAGGTTCACGTTCACGTAATATCTCAGCTATCTTTATTGAGAATGCAGATGGCGAACGCTTTAAGTATCCACATAAACATTTGAATGGTGCGAGAGCTATGGCTAGACACGTTGCACACGGTGGTGTACCAAGTGATATGGTTGGCGAAGCGATTGTTGAACATTCAACAAACTTATCAAAACTAAAAGAATTTATGAACATTGTAAACAAGCAGGGTCTTGTAAACGAAAGCAATCGTTCTATTGTTGCTAACGTAAAGCAAAAGATGGAATCGATTAAAGAATCTATCAAACGTATTCAAGGCACAAAAGGATACACTTCATTTGTAGAGTCGATGGCTCTTAATGAGAAGAATCAAGAAGAAGAACTTGCAGAAGATACAGTGAATGATTATGTATCTAAGTTTACAAAATCAACATTTGAAGAATCACTAAAAGATATTCTACCATTAGTACATCGTGTAAACGAAGAAGAAACAGAAAATAATCGTGCAGTACAAACACAGCGTGTAGCATCTATTATCGAATCTGAAACAAATACAATTTCTTTCAGACAAAAGAGTGTAGAAGCAGTAGAAGTTGGAGCAGTTAAGAAAACAGATGAAGAAGTTCTTCCAGAAAGCAAGCTAGAAACAATGGCACAGCAATTCAATGATCTTGCTGAAACAGTTGATGTTGACACAACAGAAGATACTAGACGTAAAAATAAAGGACATGATAGAGCGGCACAACTCACATCATTCTTAAATAATTTTGCAACATCTATGCGTAACGATCCTCAATCACTTGATGAGCAGGATGTGAAGTTAGCAGGACAATTACTTAAATTGTCAAAGCAGACAGTTGAACACGTAGAAGAAAATACAACATTGGATGCAAAGTTTGATGCGATGCTTGGAGAAGCATTTGCTGGATTTGATATCCCAGTATAAATTACACATAAAATTAATTGTAAAAAAGCGTCCTTAGGGGCGCTTTTTTTATGTAAATAACACTTGACTTTGCTAAATAGATGTAGTATTATAAGTACATGTTCTAGAGAGGATGTGTTTATAACACAACTAGGCTAATATAAAACTAACATGGCTAACATAGGCTAACATAAAGGAAAAACTAACATGGCTACACTAGCAGAAATCCGTGCAAAATTGCTGGCACAAGAAAACAAAGCAGAAAATAAATCAAATCAATCACGTGGTACAGATGCAATCTATCCGTTCTGGAATATGGACAATGATAGTACAGCGACTATTCGCTTCTTACCTGATGATTCTTCAGAAAATGTATTCTTTTGGCGTGAGCGTCAAGTAATCAAAATGCCTTTCGCAGGTGTTGTTGGTGGAGAACAGAAACCTATTCAAGTACAAGTTCCATGTGTTGAAATGTGGAGTGATACATGTCCCGTACATGCAGAAATTCGTCCATGGTTCAAAGATCCAGCAATGGAAGACTTGGGTCGTAAGTACTGGAAGAAACGTTCTTATATCTTCCAAGGGTTTGTTGTACAAAATCCACTGAATGAAGAATCACCAGAGAATCCTATCCGTCGTTTCGTGATCGGTCCACAAATCTTTAAGTTGTTGAAATCAGCACTTATGGATCCTGATATGGAAAATCTTCCTACAGACTACGATGCAGGAACAGACTTCCGTTTGACTAAGACTCAAAAAGGACAGTATGCAGATTACTCTACATCTAATTGGGCTCGTAAAGAACGCTCATTGAATGAAGAAGAGCGTCAAGCAATCGAAACACATGGTCTTAATGATCTAAACGACTACTTGCCAAAGCGTCCTTCAGCAGAAGAAATGCAAGTGATTATGGAAATGTTTGAAGCATCAGTAGATGGTGAACTATATGATCCACAACGTTGGGGTAACTTCTTTAAGCCATATGGGCTTGATGTTCCAGAGAATGCAGTGAAAAACAACTCTTCAACTACACGAACTGCAACACAGACTGCACCTGCAGCACCTGCAGCTCCTGTAGCGGCTCAAGCGGCAGTAGAGGATGATATTCCATTTAAATCAGATGCAGAAGTAGCGGCAGAGGCAATGCCTGTAGCGGCAACTGCATCAGCAGATACTGGCGCAGGAAAAGACGCATCAGACATTCTTGCAATGATCCGTTCTCGTAAATCAGACTAATTAATAGTCAATTGGGAGAGCATTAATTGCTCTCCTACTTTCACAAATTTTTATTAGGAGTCTATTATGGCTAAAGCATTTGATGCTTCAAAATTCCGTAAGAGTATTACGAAAGCTGTCCCAGGCATGTCTGTGGGATTTCGTGATCCAAACACATGGATCTCAACAGGTAACTACTGTCTAAACAAGTTAATCTCAAATGACTTTTATAAAGGTATTCCACTTGGTAAAGTGACAGTACTTGCAGGCGAGTCTGGTGCAGGTAAATCATATATTGCATCTGGTAACATTATTAAGAATGCACAGGAT